TGAAGAATAGTTCTATCTGAAGTTATTGAAGTTATTGTAAGATTATCTATTAAGGTAACTGAACTTAAATCAAGATTACCACCACTAATTTTTTTGACTCCACCAGCTAAATTATTTAATTTTTTATGAATTCTTGTAATATTATTTGAGTTTGTTGTAATAATTGCTTTAAGACGGTCATTTACATCTTTTTCTAAATTATTATTAATTGCATTATTATTTATTTCTTTAAAATAATTTTCTAATTCACTAGTTCTCATTTTCTCTATTAATTTAACTTCTAACTCAATAGCATTAATAGTAGTATCTTTATCAAAATAATCTACTTTTTCTTGTGTTGTCATAAAAAATAATTTTTCTATTTCACTATTTGGTGTTTCAGGAATATATGATTGTATTATAATTGAACGATCTTGAAGTAATTCATTATTAAATAAAAGTTTTTCTTTTAAGAAAAACTCATTATTATTTTCTCTAATATGTTTTTCAATAATATAATATACAGCACCAACTAATTTATCTTCTGTAATATTTAAACTACTTTCTATTTCTTGTTTTAAAATACCAAATATAGAAATTGTTAATGATTCTAATGTTTTAATTCCATCTAAAAATTTAAAAGCTTTACCGAGAGTTCTTAATTTAATTAATTTATTTTTATTTTTTAAATCTGTATTAATGTGATTTTTAAATTCTTCTAAACTTAAATTAGCATATAATATAGCTTTTACATTATCTTTTGCTTTTTTATCTAATCCTTTAATATTATTTAAATTTTGTAATTGTGTTTTTATTTGACTACTTGTTGTATCCACACTCTGTGAATTACAATCATTATCATCTGTTGAAGTATCTTCTATTTTAAAATTAAGATTAAAATTAGTTTGTCTTTTATCTGGTGATTCACTAGAAACAGTTTCATCATAATTAGTATTATCATTACCTGAATTTAAGATACCATATGAGGTATGAAACGTATCAAGATCACCGGCAACTGCATTTGGATCAGAACGTATATATTTATACTTAAATGCTGTTATTCCATCAGTTGGTTTTGTACTATCAAAATGATTATAAGTATCATAAATATCAAGTATATATTTGTTATTACCATTTAAATTATATTTTATATCATAAACATTACAATTATATCCATATTGATAATTGCCTGATGTAGTTTCAGACCTTGTATCTTTCGCTACAGGTTTATAGTTAGCAACTTTTACATCATTTGCTCTTACCATATTTGGATAATTATCTGTTCTAATACTATCAATTATAGATTGTTTTCTTTCTTTTAAAGTAACCGTCTTGAATGGTTGATCACTTAATGTTACTCTTTCATTTATTTCATATCTATTTAATATTGTTTTTTTACCATTTGGAACACTACAATTTGGGGATATATCAATATTATTAATTTTTAAATCAGTATCATAACCATATAATGAAATATATATTAAAGTTTTTTCAGAATCAGTGAGTAGTTCTGGATTTATTTTTTGTAAAATATTTTTGTCATCATTTGTATTTAATATATCAGTAAACAAGATTTTATATAATTTTTCTAGTTTATCATTAATAATTGCTACTATATTTTGATTATTGTCATAATTAATAATTTTGAAATATATATTTATCTTTTTATTTGTATCATCATAGTTAGTTCCATTATTAATAATATCAAATTTTAAATATTTTTTAATTTTTTTTAATATATTTATTTTATAATCAGTAAAATTACTTAAAGTATTTGTAATAGAATTAGCATTTAATAATTTATATTCTAGTTTTACTACAATTGAATTATCTGTATCTATTTGATTAGTAATTGACTTAGGTTCAATATATTTTTCAATCACATATTTTTTTAAATCCTTAATCAAAAAATTATTTATTGATGTTTTAAGTCGAGTTTTATTCTTAATGTAGTTTAATTTATCGTATGCAGTTGTTAGTGGAACTGTATAAACATACTCTATTCCTAATTTTCTAAACTGTTTTTCAATATTTTTAATTGTATTATCAGAATTATTGTATGTGTTTAATAATTTTTTTATTTCATTTTCAAAATCAGATGAATTCTGAAAATCTTCTAATTGTTCTTTATTATATTTTAATAATTCTTTTTGACCCATACCATCTGTTGGAGTATCACTGCTACTATATAATAATATAAATGAATCTGTATATTCATTTAAATTTTGATAAGGATTATATGATGAAAAGTTCCATTGTCCATTATTAGTAGATTTAATAAATGAATCTAGATTTTCAAATGTTTCTTTTCTATTATTAATATAATAAAAATACATAATAATTAAACTTAATAATATTAAACACTTTTGGTAATCTTCCATATTTATAAATTATAATATATTTTTTTTATTTTTTAAACTTTTAATTTATTACATTATGAAGGCGCTTCCATATTTTCCATATTAATATTATTATTACTTAAGATTACATCATCTAATGCCTTACCCGGTGCTACTAAAGGAAAACATTCAGTTGAACCAACATTAAATTCACATAGTAATGGTCCGGGTGTTCTAATAAATTCTCTAATAGTTTTATTTAAATCTTTCTTATTATCACATTTTAATACATTAAAACCAAAAGTTTTAGCAACATCATAAAATACTGGAGCATGTTTATTGTCAGTAGCAGTGATTCTATTATTATAAAATAATTTTTCCCATGTATCAACCATTCCTAATTTTTTATTATTTAGTAGTAATACTTTTAAATTTTTTAAATTATATTGACGTGCTGTTTTCATATCACTTAGTGTCATTAAAAATGAACCATCACCATCAATATCTATTACAGTTTTATCTGGATTACCAATAGCTACACCAATTGCGGCAGGTAATCCAAAACCCATGACTCCTAATGAACCACTACTAATAAAACTACGTGGATGTGTCCAATCAATAAATTGTGCTGCCATCATTTGATGATTACCTACACCACTTGTAAATAGGAATTTCTCTTTATTTATTAAATGTTCGTTTAACATTTTTAATACATCTTGTGTTAATAATTTACTATTATCATCATAAGTAAATGGATATGTTTTTTTCCAATCTTCAATTTGTAATAACCAATCATTTCTTTCTTTATAAATAATTTTATCATTAATTATTTTAATAAAATCGCCACAATCTGCATTAATATTATAATGTGTATTAACAATATTACCTATTTCATTATTATTTATATTACAATGAATAATTCCACCTCTTTTTTCAATATAAGCTTTTTTTGCTTGTGGAGCATATAAATCCAAATTACCAGTAGTTCTATCATCAAAACGGGAACCTAAAGCAATAATACAATCAGACTCTTGAATGGATTTATTAGCATATACACTTCCATGCATACCTAAAAATTTTAATGACAATGGTTTTGTTTCATTGTAAACACCCATTGCATGAATGGTAGTTGTAATTGGAATATTTGATTTATTTACAAGTGTTCTTAGTTCACTTGCATAATCATTACAACCTTGTCCAACATAAAATACTGGTTTTTTTGAATTATTAATTACATTAATAATCTTTTTAATAGTTGACCTATTTTTAACTTTCTTATTTTCATTAATATTTAGTATATTATTAGTTTCATTATTAGTTTTATTATTAGTTTCATTATTAGTTTTATTATTAGTTTCATTATTAGTTTTATTATTAATAATATTTGTATTAATATTTTTAAAAACATTGTAATATTTTGATTTACTAATATTTTTATAATTATTAAAATTAATTTTATGTCTAAATGAATGCATTTTAAATTTTTTTTTATCTGATAAAATACACTTAGGTAAGTCTAAATGTACTACTCCTTTTTTACCATTTTGACTAATATAAAATGCCATATCACATACATCTTCTAATTCATCAATATTTTCTAAACAATAACTCCATTTAGTAAATGGTTTGGTAATATTAATAGCAGGTGCTTCTTGAAATGCATTTGTACCCATATTTTTTTTTGGAACATTTCCTGAAAATACAATTAAAGGACAACTATCATTTTGAGCGTCTAACATTGGTGTAATCATATTTGTAATACCCGGACCAGATGTAACTATACAAATACCTGGTTTTCCTGTAGAACGCGCATATCCTGTGGCAGAATGTCCTAAATGTTGTTCATGTGTATTTATAAAATAATTAATTTTATTTTGATTATAAAAACAATCAATTAGGTTCATAATTGCTCCTCCTGAATACATAAATACATTTTGTGTATTATGTTGAATTAATTTATTAAAAATTATTTGTCCTCCATTTAAATACATTGTTAAAAAAATATAATTTTAATCAATTTTAATTAAATTATATATTATATATGATACTTTACCCCTTAGCTTGTGCACTATTTATTTTAGAATATGCTAATGTAACTTATGAAACATATAATCCAGAAACAATTAAAAAAAAAAGAACTTTTGTAGTTAAACCATTTTTTTATAATAGAACTACTATTACTTTACTTGTTATTATAATAACACTGATTTTACTTTCATATGATTATTGTTCTAATAATTTTGGAATAGATTTACAAGAAGAATATGCTAAATATAATGAAAAAGACTTAATGTTTGGAAAAATGAATATATGTCAATATGCCATTCAAAAAGGATTTATTGATGTATTACTTTTCAAGAATCCTACAATGTCATATATATTATATTTTATTTTAACACTATTATTACTTGTATTCTTATATTATAGCGGTATTTTTGAATTAATATTTAGAACTATATTAGACTATATGATTAATGTATATAATCTAGATACAATATTTCCTGAATCAGGATATATAGGAAATATAGCTAAATTATATAAATGTAAAGGTCCATTAACTAATACTATATTTGATATTATTTATGATACTATTTATAGAGATTAATATTTTAAATTTAATTATGCGTTATTTAGAAATTGAATTATGCTTCATTTAAAAATTGAATTAAACTATTAACACTTCTATTTCCAATATATTCTTTTTTAATAATATTAGTTTGTGTACTAGTATTATTAATTTTTAATATTGTAGGAAATCCTGTAATTTGTAATTTATTTTTTAAATCAACATTTAATTGTGTACCATCTATAAATTTAATATTATTTGTTTCTTTATGATTTATTAATTGTTGTCCAGATTCTTTAATAAATGAAACACAGTGACCACACCAATGAGCATAAACAATTAATAGTAAATTATTTTTAGTGGAATTAGTGAGATATGTATTTAAACTAGTATTATTCATAATATTTTTACTTAATAATTCATCAAAGTTTTTTTCAATGTCTGTTTTTCCACCAATAAATTTATTTTTTTGATTTGAATTCTTAATATATTTTGATTTAACTTGTAAATATTTTGATTTATATTTTAAATATTTTTTCTTGTAATCAATTGTCATTATAATAAAAATATATATTTTTAATTTACATTAAATCTTTATTAATTTAAAATTAAATTCTATTAATTTTTTATTTGTTTCAATTAATGGACGAAGATAATACATTATTTATGTTATGCGATCCCAAAAAATGTAAAACACGAAAACAAATTAATATGGATACATATCTTAATAGTTATAATAAACATCAAAATGAATTATTAAATACAATTGATAACAATATTCATAATAATACTGATAATAATATAAATATGAATATAGATAATAATAATAGTAATAATAATAGTAATAATAATAGTAATAATAATAGTAATAATAATAGTAATAATAATAGTAATAATAATAGTAATAATACTAATAATACTAATAATAGTAATAATAGTAATAATAGTAATAATAGTAATAATAATAGTAATACTAAATTAAATGAAAAAAATACAGAAATAGTACCGGAATTTATGATAGAAGTAGTAAATCATATTAATAAAATAGATGAATTTATATTAAATAATAATTATGATAAAAATATGGAAAAAATAAATGATTATTTAATAGATTTACTATTTTTAATAAAAAGTAAAAAAAAATAATTTATACTATTTTATTTAATTAATCAAATAAATCTGGAGTTGTTTGATAGGTAATACCAAAAGTTAATTGAACTGTTTGTTTACTATCATTTGCAGAACCATTAAAACTGCTAATACCAACACCGCTTTTATTGGTAAGTCTTATAACTAGTTTATTTAATTTTTGTAATATTGGTTTAAATTGATAAACATTTGTAAAATTTTTTATACGACCAAAAAAGGTATTATTAGATGCACCAAGTATAGGCAATCTTGCAAAACATTCTTTTACATTACGATTATTAGATATTTTTTTATAATTACCTAAATCTAAATTATCTACAAATAATAATAAGTATTTATTATCATCATAAATACTTGGAGGTGTCTCTTCTTTAGGTAAATGACAACTCATAAGTTCAATTTCTACAATATCTTTTATAGTTTCATCAAATTCTACAGTAAACTTACCATTTTCAACATCGTAATCATCTGTATCGATAAAAATAAATTTATGAGCTAATTTAGAATTTTTTTTATTAGGTGGTCTAATAATCATACTATCTTCATATTGGAATTCATTATTACATAATGTATTCATTTCATCACCAATACAAAAATCAGACATATATATATATATTATATGATATATTTTATAAATATTAAGAATTTAATATAATTTAAAATATTTAAAATTGATTATTTAATTATATATATATATATATAAATCAAATATGTGCTCAGTTACTCAAAACATCCAAAATATTGTGTTGACACCTCCAAATAATGATACAATTATTAAGACTAACTGTTGTAGGAAAGGTCATGCAAAAGGGACGCGGGTATGACAAGATTAGATGTTGGTTTATTAAAAATAAAAAACAAGTATATGGACCACAATTTCCTTCATTAGGTGGTTGTGAGGATATGTCTATGTCTAGTTTACATGCAGAAGAAGGATTATGTAAAAAACTTTTATCTCAAAATATATCACTAAAAAATGGAACATTATATGTTATAAGATGGACATATGATAAACCTTCTGATATATATTCATTATGTAATGCAGTTCCTTGTAAGGATTGTGTTAATTATTTAACTAAAAAAAATATTAAAAATATAGTAATATCTACTGATAATCCTGAGGAACCCTTAAAAAAAGTTGATTTAGATTATATAAAATCAAATACAAGACCTTCAACTGGAAGATTATATGGTCGTTAAATTTATAAAATTATCATTTAATTAATTTTTTTTTATAAAATAATATAAAAAATAAAATAATAAAATAGTAAAATAATATAAAAAATAATATAATATAATAAAATAATATAATAAATAATTAATTAAATTTAATTTTAAAATTATTTCCTATATATATTATATATGGATAATATTTGTTTACTTGGACTTGGACTTTTAGGATTAATTTATTTCTCATCTAAAAATAATAATATATTAACTTCTACCGATTCATTATCAAAAACAGGTGAAATAGTATATGTTGATAGTAAAGATCAAATGGATGTAATACTACATAATTTAATGTCTAATAAATTTATGAATGTAAATAATAGTGTAGTTGTATGGGAAGTTCCATTAGATGAGATTTTTAATCATGAATTACATCCATTTGTAGGTTTTGATTATTTCAAAATTGATAACGGTAACGATAATATGACTACTGTAGGAAGATATATTGAGATTAGTGATGAATTCAAGGAAACGGTAAATAAATTTATTCCTGATTTAGAGTATTGTCATGTTTTAAAATTTAATGATGGTAGAAATATGACATTAATTAAGATTACCGATAAATTAATACCATTATCTGCTATTAAATTGAATTTTATAGAAAATATAAATAAAAATTTATCATTTTGTAAATTAAAAAGTTCCTATAACAAGGCAATTAAAAATTATAGTTGTAAGAATATAATTGATCCTGCTATTGACTGGTTTAATGTAGATTTATTTAGTGTCGATTCCTCTTTCTATAAGGAATTATGTGATAGTGAACAAACTTCTTTATTAGAAACAAGTCAAATTATGGAAACTGATATGAATTCGGATACATCTGATGATTCTATGAATGATGAACAAACATCAGATAATGATGTTGATGATATTAAAACAGAAGATTTATCAGATACATCAATGAATGATGAAGATGGACAAATACTAGATAGTGATGTTAATATGGAAGATATGGACTTATCTAAAACATCGATGGATGATAATAATGACAATAATGACAATAATGACAATAATGACAATAGTGTAAATAATCAACTAATGCTTAGTGATTCACTAGAATTATCTAATACATCTAATAATAATTTAGATATTAACAACAATTTAAGTAATACATCATTTGATTTATCTAATGAAGATTCAACTGAAAGCCGTTCACCTAAGAAAAAAGCTTCACCTAAGAAGAAAACTTCTGCTAAGAAAACTTCTGCTAAGAAAACTTCTGCTAAGAAACCTTCTGCTAAGAAAACTTCTGCTAAGAAACCTAAAAAACCTAAAAAACCAAAAAAACCAAAAAAACCTAAAAAGGTAAAAAAAGGCAACACAAAACTATTAATAGAAGAAGCTAGTTTAGAAGGAGGTTCTTCATCTTCATTATATAATGCATCAAAATCAATATTAAATAGATTTTAAATTAGTTTAATATAAATTTTATTTAAATATATAATATTTATAAATTAAAATTGTAATATTGTTATGGGTACATTGCCAACTAGATTTTATTATAATGATGATAGCGATGATGATAGCGATGATAATAATAATGATAATAATAATGATAATAATAATGATAATAATAATGATAATAATAATGATAATAAGAAGATTTTAGATAAAAATTATCCTAAAATATATTATAAATATGAAGTATCTATAAAAGAAAGTAGTTTATATTATATAAAAAAAAATATAAAATATAATTTATATTTATGTGAAAATGATATTATTTTGGAAAATGCATTTAATAAATATACATTTATATATCAAAATATAAACTATTGGATATTTTCAAAAAATACTTTTGGACTATTTGTAAAAAATACAAATATTAATGAATGTCCTAAAAAATTTATATTATTTAATGTTAATAATGGTAAAGAAATCGCAAATAATTTAAAAATAATTACAAAAGAGTTATTAGAATATTATAAAAAAATATAATTAATATCTTTAAAAGATATTTAATAAGTGATACTTAAAAATAATAAAATATTACTATATAATGATTAATGATTATGAACTTATTGAACATGATGAAGATTATATAAATAATATAAAAATAGATAAGTGTGAATATAATGATATTATAAAAAACTTATTAAAAAAAAATAAAAATTTAGAAAAATGTAATACAAATTTAGAAATTGCAAATAAAAAAAATATAGATAACTACATAAATATAAATAAAAAATATTTGGATACATTATCAGATTTAAATAATCTAAATGCTAATTATTCTCAATTAGAAAAAGATTTATATGATATGGAATTAGTAAATTTAGAATTATTAAAAATAATAAAAAATAATAAAAAATAGTAAAATTAATAAAAATAAAAATAGTTTAATTATATTATAGTTATAATATTATTATTAATATAAATATCATTAGACCATTTTATTTTTTTTTCGTACAAAGTATATGATATATTTAGACTTTTTAAACTTTTAATAATAATATTTGTACTCATACAATCCTTATAACACCAAGGACCCTTATAAATAGTTAAATTATCAAGTTTTGAATGGTCGAAATTTGTAGTTATTTTTTTAATTATTTGATTACTATTATTTTGTAGAGCATCAATATGTGCCATAAAGTTTAGATTATTATAAGAAAATAATAAAATACTACAAGTCCCTACATGAGAAGTATATAATTTTTTATTTGATACATTAATTTTAGATTGGTCTACATATAAACAATTACATAATGCTTTATATTTCATATAATTTATACTTATTTATTTATTTATTTATTTATTTATTTATTTATTTATTTATTTATTTATTTATTCATTTATTTATTTATTTATATTGTTAAGCCTCCTGGACATATTATACCTATTCTAAATTGTTTTAAAGATATTATTAATAATAATTTAAAGTTAGAGAAACTTTTATTAATATCTTCAGAAGAAGCATTAAACTCTATTTTATTTAAAAACTCATCTGGTTTAACACTTCCGGGTTCATCTGCATTTCTTTTATTTAATGTATCATTATATTTATCTATTTCTGCATTATAACTTTCATATGAATTCAAAATTTTATGTAAATCTTGTAAACCAGTAGATTTAATTAAACTCATAAATGAATTTACATTTTCTAAACTAATATTTCTAAATAAATTTGTATCAGTTATTGTCGTAAATACCATAAGAGGACTTATATCATATATTGTTCCATTAATATAAATCCATTTATTATCATTTGTATTATGTTTCATAACTTCATTTAATCTACAATCTGTATTTTGTCCACCATGTTGTTGTTTAAATATATTAGGATGTATTGTTTTTTTTTCTACACGCGATTTTATATATAAAAATATTATTAATAAGAATACAACTATACATAGTATTATAATTTTATAACTTATATTAATTTTATAACTTATATTCATTCTATATAATATAATAATAATTTAAAAATATATTTACATATATATATATATATATATTATAATTATGATAGAAATACCAATAATGGCATGTAGTGTAAATAAATATTATAGGACTTGGCAAGGTAAAGTACTAATATCAAAAGACGGTAGAGAATTTAAAAAACAGGTAGATTTATTATTAAATAATTATATAAAGGTATATGGAAAAATTAAATTAACTATTATTTTATATTTTAAGGATAAAAGAAAAAGAGATTTAGATAATTATAATAAAGTATTAATAGATTGTTTAAAAAATAAACTATTTGAAGATGATGACCAAATATATCAATTATATATGGAAAAATATATTGGATGCGGTGTTGATAAAATTTGTGTTGAGGTAGAATCTCTTACAATAAATTAATTAAAATTAATAAGTTAATTAAATATATTATTATCATCATATAAATTTAAATTATCTATAAACTTTTTAATACTTATTTTTTTTTTCTTAATTTTTGATTTAGTAGATTTTTTAGATTTCTTAATTGATAATTTTATCAGTTTATTAGATTTATTCGTTTTTAATCTATTAGATTTATTCGTTTTTAATCTATTAGATTTATTCGTTTTTAATCTATTAGATTTATTCGTT